ATGTACAACGCGTCGCTGTGCGGCTGCGCCTCACAGTGCCACTGCGGCCCCGAGCTGTGCGAGGTGTACCTGCCCGGGCCGGTGTACGACATCGTCTCGGTGGACATCGGCGGCGTACTGGTCGACCCGGCCACCTACGGCATCCTGGACGGTCAGTACCTGGTACGCAACAGCACCGCGCCCGCCGACGGCCCGGGCGGCGCCTGCTGGCCGTCCTGCCAGGACATGAGCCTTCCACCGGGGTCGCCCGGCAGCTTCACCGTGGTCTACCGCACCGGGCTGCCGCTGTCCGAACTGGGGCGGCAGGCGCTCAGCAAGCTCACCGAGCACTGGATCCAGGGCTGCGCCGGGTGCGGCTGCGGGGCGCCGACCCGGCAGAACCTCGCCCGGCTGTCGCGCCAGGGTGTGGACATGGAATTCGAGCCGGTCGGCGACCGACTGAAGGACGGCCGGACCGGCATCGAGCTGGTCGACCTGTGGCTGCACATGGTCAACCCGTCGAAGCTGCCGCGCGCGATGCGGGTTGCCTCGCCGGACTCGCCCCGCCGCCCGCGCGTGTGGACCGGGCCGGGGGTGCTGTGATGACATTGTCCGTACTCGCGGTCCACGAGGCGGCCGAGGCGCTGCTGCTGTGCGCCTGTGCGGCCCTGGACGCCCTTCCCGAGCAGGTGCCGACCCTGGCGGGCTGCCCGTGCCGTACAGGCGTCGTCCCAGGCCTTCCGGCGGCCGACGCGTGCGACGGCGGGTGCGGCCCGCTGGCACCCGGCGACTGGCCGGGGCAGCTCACCGTGAACACGGTGCGGCTCTTCACGACCGACGCCAACAGCTTCCCGCGCGAAACGCTTACCGTACGCGACCGGGCGGGCTGCGCCGTCCCGCAGGTGACGGCCGCCGAGCTGGCGGTGACGGTGTGGCGCTGCGCGCCCCTGTCGTCCGACGAAGGGTGCCCGCCCCCGGTGGACGAGCTGACCGCCTCGGCGATGCAGCTTCACGCCGACATGCTGGCAGTGCAGCAGGCGGTGCTGTGCTGCTTCGCGGCGACCACCGAGGCGCGCCGGGGGCGCCGGTACGCCCTGGGTGGCTCGACCGTCCTGGGGCCTGCGGGCGGCTGTGTGGGCTTCACGACGCGCGTACTGGTCGACCTGGGTGGAACGGTCGGACCGATCCCCGCAGGGCCGCAGGCGGCCGCACAGGGCCTCGGAAAGACGCTCTGAGTGGCCACGGCGTCCCGCCCCCGTGCGTCGGTGACGATCCACCCCGAAGCGGTCCGCCGGGTCAGCACCGGCCCGGCCGGGGCCGCCCTGCTGCGCCGCCGGGCCGAGCGAGTGGCCGCGCTGGCGCGCCAGCTCTCGGCGACGAACGGCACGATCCCGCTGGGCATCGAGGTCGGCCCCGTGGTCGGCAAGACCATCAAGGTGACCAGCACCAACCCGCACACCCTGCTGGTCCACAACGGCAGCCGGGCCCACATCATCAGGCCGCGCAACCGCCGCTACCTGCGCTTCGAGCTGGGTGGCCGCGTCTTCTACACCAAGCTGGTCCGGCACCCGGGGTTCAAGGGCAACCCCTTCATGACCGAGGCGCTGCGGGCGGCCCGGCTCTGACCGGCTTCCCGCGAAACAGGGCCAATGTTGATCTTCCCGCGTTTTTCCCGCGTTTCGCGGGAAGGCATCGTCGCAGGTCAGAAGCAGTTTGAGGGTCGATTTCCCGGTCTTCCCGACTTCGGTTGGAAGACCACGAGCTGTAACACACATCAACATCATTGACATGAACAGAGCATGTGCGCGAGTAATATACGTATAGGGGTCCTGGTCTTCCAACCGAAGTCGGGAAGCGTGGGAAAACCGCTGCTAAAGGGCCTCTGACCTGGGTAAACGCCTTCCCGCGTTTCGCGGGAAAACGCGGGCGTTTCGCGGGAAGATCCACTTCTTTCAGTACGTACAGTGACGATCGGCTACTGAGAGTTGATCTCGATGCTTCTCAATCACATCTGCGCTAGAGTGGCGTCGCCTTCACCGGGCTTCGGTTCGGCACAGGCACACGTGGGCCACGCTCGACAACCGCTGTACACGGCCGGTGAGAGCGTGGCTTTCGCGCGTGTGGCCCTAGACTGACCGGGTGACCACCACCGGCCGGAAGGGCAGCGCATGCTGAAGGACGTGGCGTACGCAGGTGGCCAGGAAGTCTGGAACCTGGTCCGTCTGGCGGCGTACACCGAGAACGTGGGCAGCCCCTTCGACTCGGGCCCGGTGCTCTGCGGCTGCGACACCCTCACCGCCGCCAACCTGGGTGCCACCGACACGGCTGGCAACCCGGTCACCGCCTACACCCGGCCGGACGATCCGGCGCAGCCCGCCCCCTGGTTCGACCCCGACCTGCCGGTATCGGCCGAGTTCCTGGGCTTCCTGCCGCTCACGGTCACCGGCACCAACGACAACCCGCGCGGCCGTTCGGTGACCGGCGCGGTGGGCGGCGGCGGGGTGTTCGGCCCCGTCCGCGCGCAGCCGCGCACCATGACGGTGCAGGGTGTGCTCGTGGCGACGTCCTGCTGCGGCGCCGACTACGGCATGCACTACCTGTCCGAGGCCCTGTCCGGCTGCAACGGCTCGCCGTGCGACGGCGACTGCTTCGAGATGTTCGACTGCTGCCCCAGCACTGTGCTGTCCGAAGCCCAGCTCAATGCCCTGCACCGCCGTACCTTCCGCCGCACCGCGCTGGTGTCCGGACCTACCGAGGTCAGCCGCCAGGCGGCCGGGTCATGTGCCCGGGGCAACTGTGCGGGCGGTGACCTGGTGACGGTCGAGTTCGTCCTGACGGCCGCCACGCCATGGTCTTGGACCGAGCCGCAGCCGGTGCTGGACGTCGCCTTCCCGGCGGCCGGTGGGGGTGGCTGCGTCGACTGGTGCTTCCCCAGTGCCGATCCGAACGCCTGCTTCGACTGGGACACGTCGGGGGTCGGCGGCTGCACCTGGGACACCAGCGGGGCGAACCCCTGTATCGACGTGGCCGATCTTCCCACCTGCCCGGCGGGTGACTGCCTGCACGCTGCCTGCGCGTCACCGCAGGATGCCTGTACGGACCCCCTGCGGCCCGTTCCGGCCCCGCCGCAGCCGTCGGTGCCCACGGCGCCGTTCTGCGTCCCCCTGGCGCCCGAGAGGGCGTGCTACAGCATCGATCTGTCCTTGCGACCCGCATGGTCCGAGGACGTACCGATCGTCACGGTCACCGCCGGGTTCACCGACCTGCGCAACGTCCGGGTCACCTTCTACGAGAAGCCGACCGGCACGAGTCAGACCTGCGACCAGATCGCCGACGCCAACCGCTGCGCCCCGGCCAACGACTTCTACATCACCTACGTCCCGGCGGGCGGCGCCGTCACCATCGACGGACAGACCGGCCGCGCGGTGATCGACTGCGGGGGCGACTGCCGCAGCGCGTCCACCGTCTTCGGCTCGGGTGACGGCGGCCCCCTGGTGGTCAACCCGCTCACCTGCGCCGAGTACTGCGTCTGCCTAGAGTCGGACCCGATGTTCCCGCCGGGGCCCGGTTCGGGCTTCGAGCTGTCGGTGAGCGGACGGGGTTACTGATGAGCCTCGGATGCGCTACGCACAGCTACACCGTGACCGACCGCGACGGCGGCCAGGTCGCATCGTCCGGCACGCTCACGGCCGTGAGCTGGAACCGGGTCCTCAACGACGTCTCGTCGGCCACGGTGGTCGTCGGCGTATCGGGCCCTTCGTGCTGCGCCGAGCTGGGTTCGGTGCGCTCGTGGCGCCACCGGCTGAACGTCTACCGCCTGACCGCCTTCGGCTCGTCGCTGGTGTGGTCGGGCCCGGTGGTCAACGTCGACTGGAAGAACGATGAGGTGGTGATCAGCGCGGTTGACCTGATCGGCCTGCTCGACCGGCGGGTCCCGCACCAGGACTTCGACTTCGAGGCGACCGACCTGACCGGGATCGCGCGCGCGCTGATCGATGACGGCTTCGCCCCCGACGATCCGGGCCACACGGTAACCGTGGTCGGTCCCTGCGGCGTGACCGGCGGCCGGGCCTACCGCAGAGACGTCGGCCAGACGGCGGACCACTTGCGCGACCTGGCCGATACCGGCCTGGACTTCACGGCTGTAGGCACGGACATCGTGATCCTTCCAGACGCGTTCTGCGATGTGGTGGGGCTGCTCTCGGACGACGACCTTCCCGACGGCCTCTCGGTGGCCGAGGACGGCGCCTCGCTTGTCACCCGTGCCATCGTGGCCGGGCCCGAGGCGGATGATCCCGTCGGGACGGCGGGCGGGGCGAACGACTACTACGGGCTGCTCGAACGGTACATCGAGCAGCGCAACATCACCGACCAGACCAGTGCCGACCAGGCGGCGGCCGGGGCACTGACGGCCTCGCTCGCTGTGCCGGTGTTCATCGACACCCAGGACATCACTCTCTCGCCGCAGGCCGACGTCGAGATCGAGCGGCTGGTACCGGGCTGGTGCCTGGACGTCACCAGCGCAGCCACGTGCCGCACCATCACCCAGCGGCTGAAGATCACGGGGGTGCAGGTGTCCGAGGACGGCGGGACCGAGGCCGAGCCCGGCCACGAGAAGGTCACGATCCAGGTGGCGGCCCACGGCGACGAACTGGCGGTGTCGTGATGGGGCGCCGGACCAGTGCTGCCCGCAGCATCCCCGGCAACCCTCTGGGGGGTGTGTTGCGTGCGACGCAGCGCAGCGCCCGGACCGCGACGCGGCGCATCGCACCCGTTGCAGGTCCGTCACAGAGCGCGTCACCTGCTGCGACACCTGTCCCTGACCTGTCGTTTCCGCTTGCGACGGTGCTGGCTGCCGACACTACGGGGGTGGTGTGGTGGCAGTTCCCCGTCTCGCTTCCCGCAACGCCGGTCGTCACCGCCACGGTGGTCGCGTCGCAGCCGCACACCGTCACAGTGCGGGTCGCGACACCCCATGCTGTCGCGCTGCATGTCTGGGACACCCGGGGCCGTCCAGCCCCGGGTCTGGCCGTCCACATCCTTGCCTTCCCCAACGCCTAGACTGGCTCGGGTACAGGCTTCCCGACAGAAAGGGGTGAGTCCGATCGCACGCGTTTGTGTTTCCAGCGATGTGTTCGACATTTTGCCGACCGGCGAACTGACCATCAAGCGAACCGCCCTCGGGCTGCGCCAGCTCGTCGCGTTCACCAACCCGGGGTCCTTCACCTTCACGAAGTCCAGCTACCCCGGCCTCACCCGGCTGCGCGTCCGCGTCATCGGCGGCGGCGGTGGTGGCGGCGGGACCGCCGGTGTCGGGTCCGGCGGTAGCACCTGCTCGGCCGGGGGCGGGGGTGGGGGCTACAGCGAGTCGGTCCTCGACGCCGCCTCACTGGCCGCCAGCGTCCCCATCACCGTCGGCGCGGGCGGTGCCGGTGGCGTGGGCGGTGCGGCCGGTGCCAGCGGCGGTGCGTCGTCCTTCGGAACCGTGACCGCCAACGGCGGCCAGGGTTCACCACAAGCTGGCAACAACTCGGCCACCGGTAGCACGGTGGCGTTCGGCGGCTACGGCGCACCGGTCGGCAGCGGCCAGATCGCTGTTCCAGGCGGCGGGTCGTCCAGTGGGTTCGCTCTCAGCAACTTCGTCTCGGTGGCGGGCGGCGGCGGCGACGCCAGCGGCGG